AGAGAACCAATCAGTTTGGAGACCTTGAAACGAATGAAGGCATACGGAGACAGACACAAGAAGGATTTGGAATCATCCAAGTCATTTGATGATGGATGTGGAATGTTGGCTTGGTATTCTTGGGGATTGGATGAAACAGGTAGAGTTGAGAAATGGTTGGAAAATGAAATCACACAGATTGAAAGTATGTCATCACAATTTTCATTAGACGATTACTCTGAAGAAGAATTGGAAACCGTTAAGATGTTAAAGTTCTTGATGGAAACTGACTACGAAAAGTTTGAAGCAGTTATTGGTTCTATGAGGGGTGCGACAGAACAAGATGTTTATAGAAGAAACCACAAAAACCCAACAATCTATTTCCAATATGAAAGAGTATTGTCTGGTAGTCCTGATAGAGATTTCTGTACCTCAATAGAAGGTAGGTATTTCCGTAGATTGGAGATTGACCTATTGAGAGATACAAATACAGAGTTTGGACACGAACAACAACCGTATAGTAAATGGCTATACAAGGGAGGTCCTAATTGTGTTCATGCGTGGCACAAGTACTTGTTTCAAGGCAAAGATAAAGCAGACCAAGGCAGAGAAGGACTTGGGACTGCGGGTATTCCACCAAAACAATTACCAAACAACGGATACTATAGTCCTGAAACAAAAAGAAAGTCAGAGGTGGCTTACATCGTTTCACAACAGAATATGTCCAAGCAATTGTTTAAGGCAGACAACGAACAACGAATGATATACACACCTTTAATGCTACCTAATATCCTAATCCCAAGAAACGATGGTGATGGGGAAATCTACTTTGTTAGATTCCGTCCTGAAGTGATTGAGAAGATTAGAAACAAGTTTATGATTGAAGGTAGATTAAGAGATTCAAACTTGGAACACACAGACCATAAGTTCAAGGATATTGTAATGGTTGAATCTTGGATTGTTGATGGACCAATGGATAAAGCCTACCAATTAGGATTCACACAAAAACAAGTTCCATTTGGTTCTTGGATGGGTGGATACAAAGTTCTTGAAACTGAAGAAGGTGATACAATTTGGAATGACTACATCAAGTCAGGTAAAGTTAGAGGAGCATCAGTTGAAGGAGAGTTTTTATTGAAGTTCAAGAAAGAGGATTTCAGTACAGAAGATATTTTACTTGATAAGATTATTGATATTCTTAATCAGGTAGGAATCTAACGATTTATTCTCGTTAGAAAACAAAGGTATATTTATATACATAAACAATAAAATCATATATAAATTATGAACGCAAAACAAGCAATTAACAAAATCGCTGAATTGTTAAAGTTTACATTCAAAGCAGAAAAGTTTTTTACAACAAAACTTGAAGACGGAACTGAAGTAACTAACAACTTGGAAGAAGATTTAAAGATTGGTCAAGTATTGTATGTAGTAGGGGAATCAACCCTTACACCCGCACCATTAGGTTCGCATACAACTCGTGAGGGTTTGAAAGTTACTGTAGATAGTGAATCTGTAATCATCGCAATTGAGTCAATGGATTCAGCAACCGATGCAAGTATAGAACAGGAAATGACAGAAGCAAGAGATGCTCAAGGACAAATCTTGGAATCAAGTACATTTGATGTTGGTGAAAAGGTATATCAGATTCTTTCTGATGGAACTAAAGAAGCAGCACCAGACGGAGAACATCAAGTAGTATTAAAAGATACATCAGGTAACGAAAACAAAATCAGGATTCAAGTTAAAGATGGTGTAATCACCGAAAGGTCTAATGTTGAAGAGATGTCTGTTATGGACGGAATGGAAACTGACGAATCTGCATCTGGAATCGAAGAACTTATCAACTTACTTGTACCTATGGTAGAAGAGATGAAAAAGATGAGAGAAGAGATGGAAAAAATGAAACAAACAATGAGTGCTGATATTAGCACATTAACAAACGATTTTAACTCATTCAAAAAATCACCTGAAAAGTTCTCAGTAGTTGAAAAGAAAACTATTAAAGAATCATTTGATGATTACAAATTGGATTTGATTAAATCACTAAGAAAATAAACTAAAAACTAATAATTAAAAAAATGGAAAATAAGAAAAAATTATCGTTTAACTACGATTTAACAAATCTTCCAACTTACAATTCTTATGGTTCTGATATGTTGATTAAAGCAATCTTAGGATTGACTTTACCAAGATATGCATCATTGAGAATTAACTTAAAAGGAACAACTGAAAAAGTTGGTTTCGTAACCAACGATGTTATCCTACAGGATATGTCATGTGGATTTAACCCAACGGGTGCTACAGTACAAAACCTTGTAACTGTTGACCTATGTAATAAAAAAGTTAATCAGCAACTTTGTCCCTATGATTTGTACGACACATACTTGAGTCAATCATTAACTAACTCAAACTTCCAAGAGACAGTTCCATTTGAAGAAGTTATCTTAACGGATATCTCTAATAGAATTGCGAACCAAGTTGAAAAACAACTTTGGAATAACACGGTTGCTTCTGGTGGAACTTATGGTTCTGCTTGTTTCAACGGAGTTGGTGCATTGATTACATCAGGTAATGGTGCTACTCAAATCGCTTATTCTGCGGCTACTTCAAGTACAGGTCTTGATGTATTCACAAAGATTTATGAATCAATCCCTGCGAATGTATTACATTTGGATGACTTGGTTATTTATACTTCTTATGCGAACTACAGAGGGCTAGTTAGTTCCATGAGAAATAACAGTTTCGTGAACCTATTCACAATGGATTCAGCAAACGCTGCGATTGGTGAAGAGTGGTCATTAATGTTACCAGGTACGAATGTTAAGGTTGTACCTACAGTAGGTCTTGATGGTGTTTCTGCATACTACGCAGGTCCTGCATCTTACTACATGGTCGGAATGAATGCTGAAATCATGGAAGTTCGTTCAATCTACGACCCATTCGAGAATATCGTAAAAATCCAAGCAGGTGTTACCTATGGATTAGGTGTATTTGATGTTGCGTCTTTCTGCGTTTGTAAATAACAATTCAAAGGTGGTGTAAAAGCCACCTTTAACAAAATAAACTAAAATAATAATTAAATATATATTATGGCATCATGTTATATCAGTACAGGATACACTCTTGATTGTAGAACAAGTTCTACAGGAGGTATCAAGACGATGTGGATTCTTGGAGGATTAAATAATGAAATTACTGGTTATACCGTTACTGCATCGCAAGTTACAGCAATCGGTGGAACAGGTACTTGGTTTCAATTCCAATTACCAAAGCAATCAGGTTCATTATCAGAAACTTTAGGTATCAATACCACATCACAATCGGTAACTTTCCAACCAGAAATAGTTGTAAATCTACCGAAACTAAACACTCTATTAAGAGACACTTTTGTTGACTTGGTAAGTCAAAACTCAATCTATGCGTTGATTGAAGACAACAACAACCGTTATTGGTTAGTTGGATTAGACAACGGATTATTAGTCACTGCAGGTTCATTGAACTCAGGACAGGCTTACACCGACTTGAACGGAGCAACCGCTCTTACAATGACAGGTGGAGAACCAACCTCTATTAGAGAGGTGGATGTTACAACTACTATTGGAGCAGTATTTACTGCGGGTGGTTTTACATTCCAATCATAAAACAAATCAAGGTAATTATAGGGGAGTTAATGCTCCCCTTTTATCTTAAAGCCAAGTATATTTATTATAGATGCCACAAAATCCGTATAGAAGACAACCGAACATCAATGACATGATGTATCCAAAAGGTTCAAGACAGCCAAGACAAGTATGGGCTGCTGTAATGAATGTTCCACAACCTTCATCAGGTGTTCCAACGACACCTACACCAACCCCTTCAAATACCCCAACGGGGACTCCAAACCCAACTACGACACCGACTCAAACAACAACATCTACTCCAACAACTACTTTAACCTCAACACCTACAGGGACAGGAACACCGACTCCGACACCTACAACAACATTAACACCATCTCCAACTACAACATTAACATCCACTCCTACAGGGACACCAACACAGACCCCAACTCCATCAGGAGTACCGAGTGGAACTACTCAAGCAAACGCTTACTTATCAGCAGTTGTTAATGCGGGTGGAACAGGTATTGACGCAACAGTATCTGCAGCAACAAGAACATTATTCACAAGTTTGGTCTCTAACGGACTTTATAGTAAAATGGTGGCAATGTATCCAATGTTGGGTGGAAACGCTGCAGGAACCAAGTTTAACGCTGTAAATCCTGTGGATACAAACCCAGCCATGAGATTACAGTTTGGTGGTGGTTGGACATATAATTCAACAGGTATTTTACCGAATGGAACTAATGCCTATGCTAACACTATGGCGGGTCCACAAGATATTTTAACTGCGAATAACTGGCACATGTCTTATTATTCAAGAACCAATACTGCATATTCAAGTAGTATGGATATGGGTGCTACGGGTATAAGTAATGCCAATAACCAAGCCATTCTTTCATTAAGACAATCAACAAATCTATCTTACTTTGATGCTGGTGGACCTGCGGGAACACAAAAAGCACAAACAACACAAACTGATAGTAGAGGATATTTTATTGGTAGTATTCCTTCAAGTAGTCAAAGATTATATTATAAAAATGGTGCACAGATAGCAAGTAATCTTACTACCATTACTAACGCATTACCTGAATGGAGTATTCTTATTGGTTGTGCTCAACAAACAGGAAGTGGTATAATAAATCCTGGTAATAAAGAGTGTGCATTCGCAACAATCGGTAGTGGATTATCTGCAGCTGAAATGGTAACATTATCAACAATCGTCAATACTTGGGCAACAGCCATAGGAAGAAACACATATTCGTAAATTATGAAAGTAGGAACATTAACAGAATTACAAAAACAATATTTAGAAGGACAATTAGTTCAAGATGACTGGTATTTTAATCCAACTTTAGATTGTAATGAAAATTGGTTTATTTCAACACAAGAAATAGACAACTCAATTTATCCACAAAATGATTGGGTTAAATCATTACCACTAATTGATTGGTGCCAATACATTCCACCTCCACCTCCACCATCTGGAATTACTGAAAGTTTTTCAGGAACGACAGGTTATGTTGGTTCATAAAAAAGTAATTGTTGATGGTGTTGAATACGAACACTATCAAATAAAAAAAATTGAGTGGGACTTGGAATCATTAGTTATAGGGGTTATGGTAATCTACTACGATAATGAAAACAGGTTTGGGTCAAAAATAAAAACACACTACTTCAATGTTGGAAACGAAATTGATGTTGATGATTTAATTGATAAAGTAAAAAACATACATGCCACAAATATTTCGTAGAAAAAAGTTCAGTTACTATCTTGGAGAAGAGAGAGCACTTGATGATATTGTGGTAAGTTATACCTCATTGATTCCTCCTACGCCCACAGGAACTCCAAATGTTACACCAAGTAATACACCTACTCCTAATGTAACATCTACACCTACTTCAACTTTACCTGTAACGCCTACACCGACTACCACTAAAACGCCTACACCGACTACCACAACGACTTTAACATCTACTTCCACACCTACACAGACACCCACTTCAACTTTACCATTAACTCCTACTCCTACAGGAACACCAACATCAACACCTATTAGTAGTCCTACACCTACACCTACGGCTACCCCTAATCCAATTTGTCCTCAACAACTTATATTAAGTGCAGCAACACCTGGTTTATTGTATGGTTTATATAATAGAGCAACAACTTATACTGGTGGAACATTTGATAGTGTTTGGTATAATGGATTTGATAGTACTTTGAATTATGGTACAGCACCTGATGGTAATGATTATGTTGCATATAGTGTTAATTCAGGAGTGGATTATACATCATTATACGCATTCTTTAATACACCTGCCTCATCTATGGATTGGGTGATATCCAAATCAACTGGTAGTACAATATTTAATGGTGGTGTAATTGGTCTTACGGCTTTACTTGGTCCTGATTCTATTACAAATGATGGTACTTATTATTATCCAAAATCAGGACCTCAACAATACAACGGAGGTTATATCCAATATCCTGCGGTATGTATTACACCTACGCCTACAGGTAGTCCAACACCTACCCCAACCACAAGTAACACACCTACACCTACACCAACTTTAACACCTACTGCCACAGAGCCAGTAGGATATAAACTACAAGCAGAAGATTCTTCATTTATACAAGCAGAAAATGGTGATAATATAAATGTAGAAAATACAATACCAAATCCATTAGACCCTGATGCGACATCTTACATAAATGCAATACTAGCGGCAGGTGGAACATTATCATCACCACAACAAACAGCAATCAATGATTATTATGTTGGTTTGAAGGCTCAAGGATTATACAATAAGTTCTATTATTTATACTTATTCTTGGGTGGTAATTCAGGAACAAATGGACTTAACGCTGTAAATCTTGGAACATATAATGGAACATTTAATGGAACTTGGACACACGATGTAAGTGGTTCAACAGCGAATGTTAGTCCGTCAAATTATATTGACACATCATTTGCCGTATCAATAGCATCACCATCAACAATAGAAACTGATTGGTCATTTGGTTGTATTATTAGAAATCCATTAGATAGAGCAACTAACGCATATCAATACGCTGGAGTTGGAAGTTCTCCAAGTGATTATATGATTATTGGTGCGGCTCTTGAAAGTAATAATATCGTTCAACCATTTTTTGGAGCAGGACAAGATATCTATGGTAGTAATCCACCATTATCTAATTGTGATGGTTATATGGTAAGTGTATCAAGGTCTGGTTCAACAGCATGGTATTCAGCATCTAAAACAGCACCAAGTTCAATATCCGCAGGATTATTACTTTCATCTACATTTACAGATACATATACACCACCATCAACATCAAGAACAATTTGGCATAATAACATAAATGGAAATACCGCTTACGGTCAAGGTGGAACACATACACTTGGTTGGTCAGCAACTTACTTATCACCAAGTCAAATGGATACATTTATATCATTAACAAATACCTTACAGGTATCGTTTAATACAAATATATTTACACCTTAATAAAATAAATTAAACAAACACTAAAATAACTTAAAATGGCAAATGTAAAAATAAGTCAATTACCTTCTTGGACTGGTTCGTCAGCAGATTTAAGATGGTTCGTAATGAATAACTCTGGCGAAACTGAAACCTTCAAGTTTAGTGGATATTCTACATCAATAACTTACGGAACTGGAACCAATAGTATTAAATCGGTAAATGCTACTTTATCAAGTGGTAATGGTAGTATCGCTATTGGAAATACCGCAAGTGCCGATGGGGACGATGCTGTTGTTATTGGTAATAATAACTCAACACCTGCTGGTTATAGGTCAGTTGTAATTGGAAGACACCCTTATGCTCCAGGAACAACGCATGTGGTTGTAGGTAGTGGTGCGTATGTATATGGTAATAATAGTATTGTCATAGGACACGAAACATCAGCAAATAGTAATGGTATTGTATTAGGTAGTAATACTAGTAGAGCCTCTGCTAACTGGGCAATTACATTAGGACACCAAAACGAAAGAAACCAAAGTGAATATACAAATATTTTAGGAACAAATAACAGAGTTGGTCAAGCACCTAATTATTTAGGTAGTCCATATTCAACAGTAATTGGTAGTAATAATATTTTAGAAACTGATAATGGTTATTATTATAACGCAATTCTAAACAGTTATGGAAACACTATTGTTGGTGCGATACGAGGAGCAACACTCATCAACGCAAATAATTTAACAAATGTTGAATCAGGTGATATAATCATAAACACAGTCCCAAATACTTTTACAGGAACAGGTAAATATAAACAATTATTTAGTGGTTCAGGTAATACTATGAGTGATGTTGGTGATTTTAGAACTCTATTAAATGGTCAAAACAACGAATTAAATAAGTCGAATTATTCTACAGTTATTAACGGAAAAAATAATAGTTTAGTATCAAACGATTATTCAGCAATTATTGGTGGAACAGGTAATACGATGGCGTCTTCAATTTCCGCAGAAAACGGAAAAGGAAACTACATTATTAACTCAAGAGATTGTAAGGTTGAAAAAGACGGACAATACCAATCAAATAATGTGAATTATATCGGTTGTGATAATGTTAGATTAGAAAACTTAAATGA